ACCCCCACCCTTTTCCTTTCTCAAAAAATTTTGTACATTGCAAAAAATTTATATTATGGCTAGATCGGTAAGAAAAACAAAAAGTGTTCGTGCCCCTCAGGGTTTTCATTGGATGCGTAAGGGTGTAAATCAATATAAGTTGATGAGACACAAAGGTGCTTTTGTCCCTCACCCTGGTGCTAGCCTTACAGCCAAGTTTGAAATACAAGAACAGCATAGAAATGCCTAGAGCTGTCAAAAGAGATCCAAAAGTAGGTACTGGTAAAAAACCAAAAGGTTCTGGTAGACGACTCTACACAGACGAGAATCCTAAAGATACTGTTAGTATTAAGTTTGCTACTCCTTCAGATGCTAGGGCAACTGTAGCTAAGGTAAAGCGTATTAGTAAACCATACGCTAGAAAGATACAGATATTAACTGTAGGAGAGCAGCGTGCTAAGGTTATGGGTAAGAATGAGGTTGCTAGTATATTCAAGCGTGGTAAAGAATCTATAAGAAGAAGTAGAAATGCCTAAGGCTTTAAAGAAAAAGTTATACAAAAGAGCAAAGAAGAAGTTTCCTAAAGATAAAAAACTTCAGGATAGGTATGTGTATGGCACTTTAAATAAAATTAAGAAATAATGTTTGGAAGTATTTACAGTATGATATACAACGTATTTTGGATTACTGATGATTTATGTGTTGTAGTGTGTCAAGATACTTTTGGAAATGTTATTAGTATATCATCTAGCGATGAGTGTTAAGGATACAAAGACAGAGCAGCTAGGAATGAATCCTGGCACTGCTTCAAATAGACTTAAGAAAAACTTATTATTTGAGTTTGCAAAGAGATTAGATATGCACTGGTGTTATCAGTGTGGTGCAGAGATAAAGGATTGTGACGATTTCACTATAGAACACAAAACCCCTTGGCTTCATTCAGAAGATCCCAGGGGTTTATTTTTTGATATTGACAACATTGCTTTCTCTCACAAAAGCTGTAACTATAAAGCAGCTAGAAACAGGAAGGCTAAGCCTTGTCCTTCAACGACAGCTTATAGAAATGGCTGTCGATGTGAAGGATGTGTAAAACTTCAAAGTGAAGCTAGAAAAAGATGGTGTAAGAAGAATTAAGCTTCTGTACCAAACACCATAAACTCAACTATAGTTCCACTAGTTACAGCGTAAGCTTTTAAATCTATAGAGTTATTAGCTGGTAAAAAAGCAAACTCTCCACCTTGTAATAATAATAGTATAGGGTTTCCAGATGTAGTAGCATCATAAACTATTACGTGATCTGTAGTAGTAGTATCTGTATTTTTTATATATACATAAGCAGGAGCTGTAAAGTCTGCTGCTGTGTGTATTGTAACCTGACCAGATGCTGTACCTTTAGCCGTAGATGTTATAGCTTTACGAGCTAAACCTGTAGTTGCAGTTGCAGATATAGATTTGTTTAAGTTTAGATTTAACGACTGAGATGTTAAGTCTGAACTTGATATTGTTAATTTTGTTGTTACTGTTGCCATTTTATTTTAAATTATGTGTGTTTGCAAATATATAAAATTATTTTTATTTAACTGACTTTTACTATACCTCTATCACTATATAACAAACCACTTGTTGAAGGAGCTCGAGTTGGAAGATTACTGCAGTCTATCTCTGTTGCTATTTCGTTACTAGCAATATATCTTCTAAGCTCGTCAATATCTTCTTTTAATAGTTGTATTTGATATATAAGAGCAGCCTCACCTTCAAAAGCTTCAAGGTCTGTGTGTTTATTATTATCGTATTTAGATTTTAAGTTGGCTAAATCACTTCCTGTTTTACTGTGTATTGTTCCTGATTTTCTTGATGCTAGTGCCATAATTATACTTTTGCTATTGTCATTATTCCTCCGTAAACTTCTTCACTAGATGTTTGTGCTAACTCTATTAGTATGTAGTTTGTAGCGTCTGCTGTAACATCTGTGATATTTAAGTTTGTACCAATATTTCCTGTACCTTTACTTGTTACAGTTTTACTATTAACATCTGCCTCATATACTGTCATAGCTGATGTACCACTTCCGTATATGTGGACATGCGTAGCTTTGAATCCTAATGGTATCTCAACATTTGCGTAAAGCTTTGCTGTACTAAAAGATTCTAAAAATCTATCACTACTAGTATCGTCAATCATTGCTGGTCTTCCTGCATCATCAGGAATAAAATCTCTTGGAAGTATTTTTACTTCAGTTATTCCAGGAAGTATATTTCCTGTTATATCTAGGTTACCATTTTGATCTAAATCTAAAGTTGTTGTGGCATTATTAGCCATTTTAACTTTAAAGTTACCCTCATCATTTCTTATTAAAGAGTCATCACCAGTAGCTACAAAACCTATAACATTAGTTCCTGCTGTAGAGTTGTCTGCTAACCTAAGAATACAATCAGCATCTGTACTAGAAGCGTTAATAGCTACATTACCAGTAGTAGAGTTTATAGTTAACGCATTAGCTGATCCTGTTATATCTAAATCTGCACAAGATAAAGTTCCACCTATAGATGTAGTGCCACTTCCTGACACAGTCAAATCCCCATCTATCTGTAAGTTACCAGACTCATCTATGTGAGCAACCTCAGTGTCTGCATTATTTGTTATTTTAAACTTCTGAGTAGATTCATCATTGTCAGAATCTAGTTTTACAATAACTTCTCCGTCAGAGGTAATATTAACGTCTGCATCAGTGGCTCCTGCTATTCCTTGTGCGTTAGTAGCTAATGTTGCTGTAGCAGCATTACCAGTACACGAACCTGAAGATCCTGAAACATTACCTGTTACATTACCTGTAAGAGTAGCATTAAGAGTATTTGCTATAGTAGTATTACCACTACTGTCAAATGTTATACATGTTGTGCCATCATCATCTTTTATATCGTTACCCTTTACTGTAAGATCTCCCTCTATTGTTAGAGATTTATCTTGACCAATAGTAGCAGCTAAAGCTAAAGAACTTGTAGTGTTTGCTGTAGTATAAAACTCTAGTTTAGATCCTCCAGCAGATCCAGATGCGTGAGCCTCTGTAGCTACACCTTGTATACGCAGGGTGTGTCCGTCATCATCATTATTTGCCCAAGTAAGATCACCTATTATTTCATCTGCAACTACTTCAGAATCTTGATAGTTTAACCAAAACCTAGGTGAATTTGAGGGACCTACTGAGCTTTTTACATATCCAACTACTTTAAAATCACTAGTAAGACTGCTTTCAGCACCAAACTCAGCTAAACTTAACCTCTCAACAAGAAACCCATTAACCATACTATGAAAAAGTATTTGAGAGTCTTCAGTTCCAGCTTGAGTGTCTGTAGAAATACACTCTATTTTACCAAATGTTTTTTCAGAAGGTGTGCCATCATCTTTCCCAGAAAAAAGTATTACACCAGCTGACTGATCATCTACACCATCATTAGATCTATTATTATAAATTTTTAATGTTGGAGCAACATCATCATTAGCAGTGTTTTGTATAGTAACGTTACCGTTGATTGTTGTTTCTGAAGTTGGAAGATTACCTATGGTAATATCAATTTGATTTGCAGTGCTAAC